CTGACGAACGGCGACCACCTCGCGGAAGCCATCTTCCTCGCTGCCCAGACCCTGGACGAGAAGGATGTGCCGGAAGAAGAGCGTTACTGCTACGTCCGTCCGGCCCAGTACAACGCGCTCGTCAAGGCCGTGAAGAACATCAACAAGGACTGGGGCGGCGAAGGCACGTTCTCGGACGGCAAGATCACCAAGATTGCCGGTATCGAACTCGTCAAGACGAACAACCTGCCGAACTCCGTCGTTGCCGCTGGCACTGTCGAAGCCGGTACGGCTGACCGTTACGCTGGCGACTTCACGAACGCGGCTGCGCTTGTCCTCCACAAGTCTGCCGTTGGCACCGTGAAGCTCTGGGACCTCGGCATGGAGTCCGAATACAAGGTCAGCAACCAGGGCACCCTGCTTGTTGCCAAGTACGCGGTCGGCCATGGCGTTCTGCGTCCTGAAGGTGCCGTCGAAATCCGCGCTGCGGCTTCGGCGTAATCTGATCTAACCGCATACGGGTTTAACCCACTACTCACGACCGGGTGAGGGCTTCGGCCCTTGCTCGGTTTTTTTCTTACGGAGTGCAGCGATGGCTGAACTTGAACTGCGACCTTCGACCGAACTTGAAGCCATCAACTTCATGCTCGCCACGATTGGCGAAAGCCCGGTCAACACTGTCGAGGATAACGGCGTCGTGGACGCGGTTCTTGCCCGTCAGTTTCTCACGATGACGATGCGCCGCTGCCAAGCTAAGGGCTGGCACTGGAACACTGAAAAGTCGCTCGTCCTCGCCCGTACCTTCCCTGAAAACCACGTCTTCCTCCCCCGCGCGACCCTCAAGGTGGACACTGTAGGACCGTCTTCGGACGTGGATGCGGTCATCCGTGGCGGGCGGCTCTACGACCGCGCCAACCACACCTATGCATTTGAGGCTGACGTAACCGTTGACCTCGTGGTGATGCTACCCTTCGAAGAGCTTTCGGAGACAGTTCGCCAGTACGTGATGATCGCGGCTTCGCGGTCCTATCAAGAGAAGTTCGTGGGCTCGGAGGCCCTTGCTCGCTTCTCTCAGCGCGACGAACTGATGGCCTGGGCTGACCTCGTGAATGAGGAAGCTGAGAATGGTGATTTCAACGTTCTGGGCCGGGAGGTCGAGCGTTGACCATTGTCTCAACCACCATCCCAAATCTGGTCAACGGCGTCTCTCAGCAGCCTTATGCGCTGCGTCTTCCGTCCCAGTGCGAAGCGCAGATCAACGGCTTCTCGTCTGTCGTTGACGGCCTGCGCAAGCGCGCCCCAACCCGCCACGTAGCGCGCATCCTAACGACCCCCACGACGGGCGCTTACACGCACATGATCAACCGCGATGCGACCGAACGCTATACGGTGGTCATCACGAACGGCGACCTTCGCGTCTTCCGTATGAACGGCAGTGAAGTTGCCGTGGCGTTCCCGAATGGGAAGAGCTACCTGACCGCCGCGTCTCCCAAAAAGAGCTTCGGCGCGATTACCGTGGCCGACTATACCTTCATCCTGAACAAGGGCGTGAAGGTCCTTCAGGACACGCCAGTAACGCCGACCCGCCCGCATGAATGCCTTATCTGGATTAAGCAGGGCGCGTACTCGACCAACTATTCCGTCACCATCAACGGGACCACTGTCACGCAGCGGACCAACGATGCGACTTCGGCGGCTGACGGCGCGACGATTGCGACCGATACAATTGCATCCGGTCTCTTATCGAAGCTCCAGACTGCCTTCGGTGGCTTCTTCACCTATGCGCGGCTGGGCTCAGTCATCTACATCAGCAGCGCCACGGATTACACTATCTCGGTTTCTGATGGCGTTGGCGACCAGGGCATGAAGCTGGTCCGCAAGCAGGTTCAGCGTTTCTCTGACCTCCCGGCTCGCGGCGTTGACGGCTTCCACGTCAAGGTTCAGGGCACGAATGAGAACTCGTTCGATGACTACTACGTCAAGTACAAGGCCGACGCTAACAACCCGTATGGGGGCGTTTGGGTGGAAGCCCCGGCGCAAGGTGAAGCCAACACGCTGAAGGCGTCCACGATGCCGTTCGCGCTGGTCCGTGAGGCGACCGGAACGTTCACGTTCAAGCAGCTTCCATGGGAGACACGACAGGTCGGCTCGCTCGACTCGGTGCCTTTCCCGTCATTCGTTAATCGCACCATCTCTGACGTGTTCTTCCATCGCAATCGGCTGGGCATGCTGGCCGAAGAGAACGTCATCTTCTCCCGCGCTGGCGAGTTCTTCAACTTCTTTCCAGGCAGCGCCATCCAATCGCTGGACACTGACCCAATCGACGTTGCGGTTTCACACGTGAAGGTATCGAACCTCGTTCACGCCATCCCGTTCAACGAAAGCTTGCTGCTGTTCTCTGAGCAGACCCAGTTCATTCTGGGCCGGTCGGACCTCCTGACCCCGGCAACCGTGTCGATCAACCAGACGACTGAGTTTCAATGCTCGCTGAACGCCAAGCCGGTCGGCGCGGGACAGAACGTCTACTTCGCCACCACACGTGGCAATTACTCGTCCATTCGAGAATACTTCGTGACCGGCGATACTGAGCAGAACGACGCCGCTGACGTGACCGCTCACTGCCCGCGCTACGTCCCTTCAAACGTCACCAAACTAGCTGCTTCGTCGAACGAAGACATCCTCGTGGCGCTGTCGGAGAATGACCCTACGAAGCTCTTCGCCTACCGGTATTACTGGAGCGGCAATGAGAAGCTTCAATCCTGCTGGTCCTACTGGGACCTTGGGACGGGGTCTACTATCCTCGACTGCGACTTTATCGAGAGTGATCTTTGGTTGCTCATCTCCCGGCCCAACGGCACCTTCCTTGAGGTGATGTCGATTGAGCCTGGGCGAACCGACGACGGCGCTGAATTCGTGGTCTCGCTCGACCGGCGCTGCGATCAAACCCAGTGTACGGTTACCTATGATGCAGCCACGGACACGACCAAGGTCCGCCTGCCTTACACCCCGGAATACCCGGAACAGTATTCGTTCGTAGCCTGGGGTGTGAACGTAGGCTTCAGCCAAGGGCAGTTCGTGAAGTCAACGTCGCAAGTCGCTGGCGGCTTCGTGGACTTTCTTATCAAGGGCCACCTCACCAACTTCTTCGTGGGCATGAACTACACGCTGCGGTTCCGCTTCTCGACCCTTATCATTCGTGAAGAGAGCGGTGGCGGTGGCTATCAGCAGATTGGCGAAGGCCGTGTGCAGCTGCGCAACATGTCGCTGTCCTATCACAAGTCGGGCTACTTCCGGCTGGAGGTGACGCCGACGAACCGCCAGACGTACACGTATGTTTTCGGTGGCCGTGTGGTCGGCTCAGGCCAGAACCGCATTGGTGAGGTGGCCGTTGAGACCGGCATCTACCGGTTCCCCATCGCGGCCAAGAACAGCGAAGTCACAATCGAAATCGTCAATGACAGCCCATTCCCTTGCGCCTTCCTGAGCGCCGAATGGGAAGCCTTCTTCCAAATCAGATCACGGAGACTGTGATGCTTACACCCCGACCAGCGACCCAGGCCGACATCGAATGGATGGCCCCACGGCTGCGTAAGGCCGACCAAGACGAAGTGCTTGCGGGCGGCTCACCGTCCGTTCTCGCTTCCCTTGAAGAGGGCCTACGCATATCCGATGCGCCGCTGGTCGGGGTGGATGAAGACGACAATCCGGTGGTGATCTTTGGTCGCTGCCGGATGACCGACTTGAGCTATTCAGTGTGGTTGCTGGCGACAGACGACATTCACAAGCACCGGACCACATTCCTGCGGCAGGGACGCGACTATCTCGCCCGACTGCACGACAGCGTTCCGGTTCTCTTCAACGCGGTCGATGAGCGCAACACACTGCACATTCAGTGGCTGCGTTGGCTCGGCTTCATTTTCATTAAACGACACGCAAGCATTGGCCCTGAGAAGCGGCCATTCCTTGAGTTTGTGAGCTATAGACCATGTGTGATCCAACCATCATCGCAGGTATGAGCTTCGCCATTGGCGCGGCCCAGAGTGTGATGCAGTATCAGGCCGCTTCGGCTGAGGTCGAGCGGCAGAACGCGCTTTATGCGCAGAACAAACAGAACTCGCTGAATGCCTTCACCGAGACCCAGAAGCAGTTGACCACGCGGCAAATCCAAGAGGAAGAGTCCGCAGGTGCTGAGAAGTTCGACCAAGCCCTTGAGACTAAGAAGGCGATGGCGACTGAGCAGGTAGCTGCGGGTGAAGCTGGAATATCCGGCCTTTCCCTCGAACACCTCATGAGGGACCTTCAGGGCCAGTCCGCGCGCTTTAACGACCGCGTTGACCAGAACAAGGACTGGGCCGTGACCCAGCTTCAGATGGAGAAGAAGGGACAGGGTTACCAGACCCTCGACCGCATCAACTCCGTTCAGAAGGCGATCAAGCCATCCTTCGCTTCGGTCGGCCTGCGCATCCTTGGCAGCGGCGTTGACTCAATGACCTCCTACAAGAACATGACCAAGTAAGGACAGCCAAATGGCAACAAAGCTTCCCGGCCTGTCCGGTAATGACGACGTGATGGCGCGCGCGAATGCGCGTCAGTCCAGAGGTCGGGTGGTGACAGGGTACGATGGGCCGAAGACACCCGGCCTGCGTCCCGCCGCTTCCCCGGTGGACATGTATGCGCGCCCCGAACGCGCCCCTATCGACAACCGCTTGGCCGATCTAGCGGACGCTCTTGGTGCCCTGAACCCGGCGCTCCAGCGTTTCGGCAAGGCCGCTGCGGAAGAGAAGGACGAACTTCTCCCGGCGCGCGTCGCCCAGCGCTACGGTGGCCGCACCTTTGATGAGCAGAAGGCTCTGATGAAGGATGACCCCGACATGAAGACCATCATGGGCCAGCGCCTTATCGCCGGTCATGCCGGTCGTGCCGCAGCCGAACAGGCCGCTCAGGGTGTCATCGCCCAGTATGAGAACGGCTTCGACAAAGAGAACGGCGACATTGACGCCTTCCTGAATGACGCCCAGCGGAAGGCTATCGAAGCCAACCCTGACAACCCGTTCTTCGCCCAGGAATTCAACACGGTCTATGGTCCAATCGCCGGAAAGCTTCGCGAACAGCAGCTGACCTACAAGGTGAAGAAGACCGAAGACCGGGTCCAGAACACGGTTCACGACTCTTGGCTTGGCACCGTCCGCGCTGGTATCACGAAGGGCGATGACCCGAAGTCTATCGCGAATGCTCTGCGTCAGTCCTACGACGCGAACAAGAGCCTCCTGTTCGTGGACTATGCCGACCAAGACAAGGCCATGGTGGGGGTCATTCAGACCCTGACCAACAATATGGAGCGCGAACCGGGCAACGCGAAGAAGTACCTTGAGGTCATCAAGGAAATCGCGACTGAGCAGCGCACCGGCTCTGACGGTACGAAGCTTGGTTCTCTACTCGATAACAAGAGCCTTGGCCCAGATACCGCCCAGTTGCTCGCCGCCGCTGACAGCGCCTATGGCAAGATCAGGGACCGCGACACGACCAATCAGAAGCAAGACTTCTGGATGCAGGCTGAGAACGGCCAGCTGGACGCCGACAAGCTTCAGGAGTTCTGGGACAACCCCGACAACAAAGGGGCAATGACCGAACCGGAATTCCGTAGCCTCAAGTCGCAGGACTTCAACGCCAAGCAGGCGAAGGCCGCACAGCTGCTGAAGGCGAACGCCAAGGCCCAGGCTGAACAGGCCAAGAAGACCATCCTCGACGGTGCCCTTAACGCCGCCGACCAGCGTGGCCTACCGTGGCTCAAGTCCCAGACCTATCTGGACGAGAACGGCCATGAGCAGACTGTCAGCGTCGAGCAACAGCGTGACGCCGCCGTCGAAGGCTTCCTTGCCCGCGAACAGCGATGGATGCAAACGGCCCCCGGCAAGCCGGAAGAGAAACAGATGCAGTCGTTCAACCGAACGGTGGCCTGGCTCTCCGAGAACGGCGCGAAGCATCCCCAGTGGGAAGCGACGATGAAGGCCGGTTCGGTGGCGCTCAACACGGTTCAGGCCGGTGGACAGGTCCCTGAGAACGCCAAGCGTGGCTTTGAGCTTTACCGCGAACTGGTCGCTAAGGCCCCTCAGCTGGCCTATTCCATGACCGATGACGGCGCGCGAACTCAGTATGAGGTTGCCCGAACCCTCGTGGAAAGCGGCGTCCGTTCTGAAGACGAGGCCCTGACTGTCGCTGTCGAATACAATCGCGACCCCAGCAAGTTCGACAGCACGACGGCAAGGCAGCGTTTCGATGAAGTGAAGTCGGCCCTGTCAAACTTCGAAGGTGGCTGGTTCTCTGGCTTCGGCTCAATCCAGAACCCTGAGACCGTCTCGACGGAGATGCAGAAGCTGGCCGATGTCTTCATCAAGGCCGGTGGACTGTCTTCGGACAAGGCGCTTGAACGGGCCTCTGAGGTTGTTCAGCGCAACTATACGAACGTCAACGGCTGGGCTGTAAGGACCGGTGACAGGAGCGTTCCGCCCAACTTCGGAAACCTTGCGACCGACTTCGTGAACAAGTGGGCTCTGGACAACGGCGCGCGCTACAACGTCGAAGCCGATGACCTCACCATCCGCCCGCTGCCCAATTCGGCAAACCAGTGGATGATTGTGGACGGCACCGGCATGCCGCTGGAGCTTGGCTCTGGCAGCGTCCTAACGACCTCTGACCTCTACGAGATGAATGAGCGTCGTCGCGAAGACGAGAGCGCCCGTATCGAGCGTGAGAACGCCGACCGCTACAAGCCCATGTTCTCGATGCCTAGCCTGGGCATCTCCATCGGCAAGCCGAAGTGGTCGGGCTACTCGCCTGACGAAGCCAAGAAGGTCAAAGAGGAAGGCGATAAGGCCCTGGGCCGCAAGTAAACGCCTCTCAAACTACCCGCAAACTCAGCCCTCGGTGCCCGCAAGCGCCGGGGGTTTCCTCGTTTAATCCCTAAGGAAATCCCATGGCAAATTTCGTGAACCTCGGCGGTGACGTCGATGGCCTGTCGCCTCGTGCGCGCTCCGTGCTTGACGGGCTGGTCGCCAGCGGTGACCTTCCTGACATTCGTGTTCGCTCTGGCTACCGCGACCCGGAACACAATCATGCAGCCGGTGGCGCGAACAAGAGCCAGCATATCGAGCGCAACGCAATCGACCTCGACATTGACGGCTATGATGACCAGCAGAAGCGGAAGATCTTGGATGCCGCGCTTGGCCTTGGCGTCAAGGGCGTAGGCATCTACCCATCCGGCAAGAGCCTGCACATTGACGTGCGCGATCAGCCGACCGTCTGGGGCTGGAACCCGGAAGGCGCTTACAAGGGCGCAGACGTGGCAGCGGCCCCTGAATGGGCACGTGAGAGCCTGTCCAATCTGATGAAGATGCCAACCGCTGACCCGGTAACGACGGCTAGCACTGAACGCAAACTGCCCCCATGGTGGAATTCACTGGAGCAGCAAGCCTCTTCAGCTGGCGTTGACAGTGACGTTCTCTACCGCATCGGCGGCGCTGAGAGCATGTTCAGGAACGTCCCGAACGCTGGTGGCACTTCGTCCGCTGAAGGCCCGTTCCAGATCATTGACGGGACCTGGGAAGGTGTAGCGAAGGCTCACCCTGAACTGAATCTGACCAACAAGCGAGACCCCGAACAGCAGGCCCGCGCCGCGCCGTGGATACTTCGCGAATACAGCGACGTGCTGCGCAAGCGGACAGGCCGTGAGCCTTCCGTGGGTGAGCAATACCTGTCGTGGTTCCTTGGCCCATATGACGCCGCAAAGGTCCTCAACGCTCCCTCAGGCACCGACGTTACCGGCATCGTCAATCCCAATTCGGTCGCCGCTAACCCGGACGTGTTCAATTCCGTGAAGACGGTTGATGCAATCCGCAGCTGGGCCGATGACAAGATGTCTGGCAAGGGCCTTGATGGGGTCGTGATCGAGAAGCCGCAGGTTCCCTACGTGCCTGACATGGGCGGGAACATGGCCGGGGCTACTCCACCGAACCCATATGACCACCGTGAGCGCGCCGCTATGGAGCGCCATCAGGAGGACGAGAGCTATGGCTTTGGCCGTGGCGCTTGGGAGGCGTTCAAGCAGGAACAAACTATTCTTTGGGCTTTCCAGCAGGCAGGCCGACCGGCACCGGACGTGAACTTCCGGGTGACGAAAGACTTGCTGAAGGAAAAGGCTGGAGATGTTCCGACCGAATATCTCGACTACCTCACGGACTCCCACTCAGGGGCCGACTTCGACTGGCGTTTGCAGCGCCTGCGGAAGGACATGGAGGTGGAACAGAAGCTGGCCGCTATGGGCGGAACCGGTACTGCTCTTCGCCTTGGTGGGGCCATCCTCGACCCCGCTGGGTGGCTCGCTACTGCCGCGCTAGCGCCGGTCGGTGGGTCCGTTAAGGCTGGGCGCATTGCTCGTGTCCTGGCCGGGGCTGCTGAAGGTGCTGCCGCCAACCTCGCTGTCGAGGGTGTCATGTCCCAGCTGAAGCCGACGTGGGAGAAGGAGAACCTGATCTACGCCGGGGCCGGTGGCCTGATCTTTGGGGCCGCATTCGGTTCAGCTGGTCGCATCGCCGGGAACGCTGAGGAAGCCAACATCCTCGTTAAGAACTCCCGCGAACTCATGTCCAGCGTGGAGATGGGGCGCTCTGTCGGTGCTGCTCAGAACCCGGTCACTCGGAACGACATTCGAACCGATGTCTCGGAATACCTGACGAAGAACTTCGCGGACGCCCAGGATGATTCGGCCCTTAACGGCTGGCATCGCTGGGACCTAACCGGCAAGCTGAAGGCATCTGAGAACCCGCTTGTTCGGGCGCTCGGTAACCTCATGCCGGAAGAGACGGTCGGCCAGAAGAAGGGTGGCGCAACCTCCCGCGCAATCACCGAAGACCAGATGATTATCCAGCGGCGCTTCGACATCTCGTGGTCGCGTACCTACCGATCGGCGTGGGCCGACTACAAGGAACGTCACGGCCTTGGCTGGGCATCCGGCATCAACGGTGAAGAGACTGCCTTCAGGCAACAGGTCACGGCAGCTATCCGAAGCACTGACCCGCTTGCTGAGTTTGACCCCGCCGTCCTGAAGATGAAGGAAGAATGGAATAAGGTCAGCGCCGCCTACGTGAAGCTCACGCAGGGCGATCACTTGGCCCTAGACGGCACCATGCGCGCGCCCATGAAGGGCTTCGAAGGTCTCAGCGAAAGCGAGACTTACGTTCCGCGTCTGGTTCAGTGGGACAGGTTCCGTTCGCTTCAGGGTGAGCTTGGCTCTAGCGGGCTGACGAAGCTCGTCTCTGCCGCTATCCGTGGCCGCAACGCC